AATTTGTAAAACAATGGGAGGAGCGTAAGCACCTATTAGAAGAATGGCTAAAAGAAAACCAACCAAGCGACTACGAAGATATTTACAAGAAGCTATTTGAATTAGTAGTAACTGAACCGAATAGTTACAATAATTCTTGGGACTGGGAACGATTTAAAAGTATTGACGATGGCCACTATCAAGGCAATATAATTTTTATACTTTGCAATAATACCTACCAACCGAATTTAGACGACTATATTTTTACGGAAGTTGACTATGGTTCGTGTTCTGGATGCGATACATTCGAACATATTAGAGATTTAGCTGGTTGGGATAGCAAGAAAAACACGGACGAACAAGTTAAGCAGTATATGACACTCGCTTTACATATGGTTCAAGAAACTAAAACCTTTAAAAAACAAGAACAATGAAACTAAACAAAGACGATAGAAGAGAAGAAATGGCTGCTTATGGCACTATGGCTATTCTCGCAGTAGGTTTAATGCTAATAATCTACGCAATATTTTGTAACCTTAATTAATATATACAATGGAAAACAAGTTAAACACTGGAGCAATCTTTAAAAACGACAAAAAGACGAGCGACAAGCAACCAGATTACAGAGGTAAAGTAAACGTAAACGGAAAAGAAATGGAAGTTGCCCTATGGGTAAAGCAAGGTAAAAACGGAAGCTTTTTCTCAGCAGCTTTCTCTGAGCCTTATGTAGCTCCAGCAAATAACGTAATTTCAAACGTGCCAATTAGCGATAGCATTAATGATAATTTACCTTTTTAAGATATGAGCAGAAAACAGTTAGAAATTATTGGAAGCGGCACGGAGATTGTTCGTGCTGCTCTGATCCAGTACTTAGAAAAAAGCGGAATGACATTAACTGCATTTAGCGTAGAAGCTAAAATGTACCAATCAAATTTATTTTTATTCTTGAGGGGAAAGAACCTCAGCGCACCAACATTACAAAAATTGGCAAATTATTTAAAAAATGTTGTATAATTAAAAATATTATTATATTTGTCCTATAACATTAAAACAAAAAACGATGATTGCAATTGATTATTTAGAATGTAACTGCTGCGATGGTAAGGGTTACATAACAGAAGAAACAACCGGAAACTATGAACCGTATGCTCAGAATCATATTGAGCTGCAATGCGATGATTGTAACGGAAAAGGAAAGATAGTTGATCTGGATAATATGTTATTTAAACTTGAGGACACTTACGGACTTGAATACAATAACGAATTGGCTTTTATAGCCGATGCTGATCATTTACTTGCCGGTATGCAAAAACGAAAAGAAATGGTTTTGTTTTCAATTAATGCTTTAAGACAAATGGGCTTACAATCTGAGCTTTTTGAAAGATGGCACAATAGAATGAATACCATTAACAGAGGTATTGAAAGAATAAAGCAGTACAAACAAATACTTTCTACGTATGAAACGAATATTTAAGAACGTAAAAGCCAAGATCCATATTGACGACAATTGGGGTTTTGGCTTACTGATTTCCACCGGAGGCATCGGATTAATGCTTTTCAACATTATATTTGAAGTAGATTGGAAATAAATAAGAACAACTGGATTACTGCACTGGCCGCTCATCACAAAGAATGGGTGGCCATTGTTCGTTTATTCGGTACTGATCATCCAGAGGATATAGTTCAAGAGTGCTATATTAAGCTAATGAAGATTGGGGATCCGCAAAAATACTTTGAAAACGGAGAAATAAACCGAGCTTTGATGTGGGTAACGCTTCGTAATATGTTCTTCACAATCAACAAAAAAGAATCTTTGCAGTTAATACCATATGAAGTAGTGAAAAACGTTGTTAAAACGCACGAAAACACGCAAAGATTGCAAGCATTAGAACGCATTGAACTAAAAATAAAAGCTGAAATGCAAAACTGGGAGGAATATGACCGCCAATTATTTATTCTTTATAGAAATTCCGGATTTAGTATGCGTAAAATTGAAGCAGAAGTTGGTATTGATCACAGTTCTGTTTGGAGAACTATAAGCAATTGCAAGACTAAAATAAACGAAGCCATCGGAGAAGATTGGCAAGATTATATAAATGAGGATTTTGAATTAATTTAAAAAAAAATGGCAAGACCAAGAAAAGCAAAAGGATTAGGAGATACAATCGAACAGATTACAGAAGCAACTGGCATCAAGAAGTTAGTTGAATTTGTAGCTGGAGAAGATTGCGGATGCAATGAAAGAAAGGAAAAACTCAATCAGTTATTCCCGTACGTTCAATGCCTATCAGAAGAAGAATACAATTACCTTACTGAAATAGGATTAATGACTAAGACAAGCGTAAGTCCTACGGAGCAACGTCAACTGTTGACTATTTACGCCAGAGTATTCAATAAAAGAAAATCACCGACTACTTGCTCAAGCTGCTGGATCCAGATTATTAAGGACTTACAACGAGTTTATAGCTCATACGAAGTATGATTCACGTAAAAAAACACGCAAAAAATATACACGAGATAATGCTCAAGGGCAAACGTGTAAAGATTGCAATGCTTTCCGATATACATTGGGACAATCCTAAATGCGATTGGGATCTATTAAAAAGAGATCTTGATTACTGCAAGACGAATGATATTCCGGTTATGGTTAATGGCGACTTCTTCTGCCTAATGCAAGGAAAAGGCGATCGCAGAGGAAACAAATCAGATATCAGACCAGAGCATAACAACTCAAAGTATCTGGATTCAATTGTAGAAACTGCGGTACAATTCTTTACGCCTTATGCAGATATTCTTACTGTGATCGGTTACGGAAACCACGAAACTGCTATTATCAAATGGCAAGAAACGGACATCTTACAAAGGTTTGTTGACTTACTTAATTACAAATGCGGCACTCAGATACAAACGGGAGGTTATGGCGGATGGATTATAGTAAGGCAAGAATTGGGTTTTGGCTCTGAAAGTTCATTCAAAATAAAATACTTTCACGGCTCTGGAGGCGGAGGCGTAGTTACAAAGGGAGCTTTGAATTTAACTCGTGCTTTGGAAATGTATGAAGATTTTGATGTGTTTAGTATGGGCCACATTCACGAAAACGCTGCTCGTAATGATGCCAGAGATACCGTTAATTATAGCCCTAAAATTGGATATAGACACGAACAAAAACAAATCCATATGATGCTCACCGGTACCTACAAAGAGGAGTATGAAGATGGCTCAAAAGGATGGCACGTTGAAAGAGGGGCTCCAGTTAAACCTACCGGTGGCCGAATCTTAGTTTTTGAATCTGAAAGGATAGAAAAAAACGGAGAAAGAAAAGTTTACAAAAATATTGATTCACATAAATTTCCTTTATGAAAGTTGAAAAGGTAAAGATTAGCGAGGTTAAGAACAACCCAAGCAACCCAAGATTAATCAAAGATGATAAATTCCGCAAGTTAGTTAAGTCAATCCAAGAATTTCCTCAGATGCTTGAGCTTCGCCCAATTGTAGTGGATGAGAATAACATTGTCTTAGGTGGTAATATGCGCTTAAAAGCCAGCAAAGAAGCTGGATTAAAAGACGTATTCATAGTCAAAGCAGAAAACTTAACAGAAGAACAGAAGCAGGAGTTTATAGTTAAGGACAATGTAGGCTTCGGAGAATGGGATTGGGATATGTTAGCTAATGAATGGGATGTTGATAAGCTGGATGAATGGGGTTTAGATGTTCCTAAGATATTGGATAGCTCAGATGATGATTTAAAAGACCTTTCAAGCACTATTGATAATCTTTACCGTATCGAAATAGTATGTAAGGATGAAGAACACCAAGAAAACACGTATAATAAACTAATTGAACAAGGATACGAATGCCGACTTTTGACATTATAAAAGAAGTAAAGCCAACTAAAACATTTAGGGTGGCTTCTGTTATTGGTAAGTTTGATTTACAATCTGAAAATGTAGTTGAACACTTTAAAGGAGATATTGATATTCCTAATGAGTGGCAAGTAGGTTTAATTGTAGGGAAAAGCGGAACTGGCAAAACAACTATTGCAAGGCAGTTATTTCCAGATAGTTACATAACATCTTATGAATATACGAAAGAAACTGTATTGGATGATATGCCTAAAGATTGTAGCGTAGAACAAATTACCTCAGCATTTAACTCAGTAGGTTTCAGTAGCCCACCAAGTTGGTTAAAGCCTTATTCAGTTTTAAGTAATGGCCAAAAGATGCGAGTTGATTTAGCAAGGGCTATATTAGAAGATCAGAAGTTTTTTGTATTTGATGAGTTTACCAGCGTAGTTGATAGAAACGTTGCAGAGATTGGTTCATTTGCTATGCAGAAAGCGATCAGAAAGACGGATAAACAATTTATTGCAGTTACTTGTCATTTTGACGTACAAGATTGGCTGCTTCCGGATTGGGTATTTAATACCGATACAATGACCTTTCAAAGTTTTGAAGGGCAAAAAAAAAATAGACCAGATATCAAATTTGAAATATTCAATTACGGAGATAAAAGCATCTGGAAAATGTTTGCTAAGCACCACTATTTAAGTCATTCGCATAACAACGCTGCTAATGTATTTGTAGCTACGGTTAATGATGAAGTAGCAGGGTTTATCAGTGTACTTCATTTCCCGCATCCAAAAGTAAAGAATATGAAGAAAGTACATAGATTGGTTATATTGCCGGATTATCAAGGTGCTGGCATTGGATTGAGATTACTAAATGAAATAGGCAAAATATATAAACACGAACAACAAAGATTCAATATAATGACTTCTGCACCAAGTTTAATATTTGCATTAAAAAAATCAAAGCAATGGGATTGCGTTAGATATGGAAGAGTATCAGAAGCAAAAAAAGGTGTTTTAGAAGGGACTACTTCAAAGAACAGAATAACCGCATCATTTGAATTAAAATAATTAGAAACAATTTAGACAAATGGCAAACGAGGAAAACTTAATACCTGCACAAAAAGGAGAGATAAGAAACCCTAACGGTAGACCAAAAGGCAGTAAGAACCGCAGCACAATAGCACGTAAATGGTTAGAAGTTAATCAATCGCTTAAGAACCCATTGACAGGAGAAAGCGAAACAATGAGCCAAGAAGATTTAATGACTTTGGCTTTGATTAAAAAGGCACGTGAAGGAGATGTTGCAGCTTACAAAGCTTTGATGGATTCCGGATACGGAGCACCACTTCAGCAAGTAGAACAAACAATATTAGAGCAACCACTTTTCCCAGATGTTCAAACGGACAACCTCAATAAACAAGATTCTTGATCTTAAAAAACGGATTAAGATTATTCAAGGAGGAACCTCAGCCGGAAAAACCTTTGGAATCCTACCGATATTAATTGACCGAGCAGTAAAGATTCCTAACTTAGAGATCAGCGTTGTATCTGAAAGCATACCGCATTTGAAGCGTGGTGCCTTAAAAGACTTTATTAAAATAATGCGTTGGACTAATCGTTACACGGATGATCAGTTTAACAAATCAGATAGAATATACAGATTCAAGAACGGAAGTTATATTGAATTTTTCTCAGCGGATGATTCCAGTAAGCTCAGAGGAGCACGTAGGGATATTCTTTATATCAATGAGTGCAATAATGTAACTTTTGAATCTTACAATGAGCTTGCAATCCGTACAAACAGAGAAGTATATTTGGATTTTAACCCAGCAAATGAGTTTTGGGTACACAAGGAACTAAAAGACGAACCAGACGCTGATTTCATAATCTTAACATACAAAGACAACGAGGCTTTAGATAATGGAATTGTCACACAAATTGAAAAGAATCGTGACAAAGCAGCTACAAGTAATTATTGGGCTAACTGGTGGAAAGTTTATGGCTTAGGAGAAGTCGGATCTTTAGAGGGCGTAATATTTGAAAACTGGAAAGAAATTGACAAGATTCCAGATGAAGCAAGATTGATCGGAATAGGACTTGACTTTGGTTATTCGAATGATCCAACAGCAGCAATTGAAATTTATAACTGGAATGGTAAGCGAATAGTAAACGAACTTGTTTACCAAACCGGAATGTTAAACTCAGACATAGCCAAAAGGCTACCGAGTGGCGTTACTATATTTGCAGATAGTTCCGAACCGAAGTCAATTGATGAGATTCGGAGATACGGAAAGACGATAAAAGGAGTAACGAAAGGCAAAGATTCTATTAACTACGGGATTGACGTAATGCAGCAACAAGAGTATTTTGTAACTAAGCAAAGCACAAACTTAATTAAGGAGTTGAGATCTTACTGCTGGGATCGAACAAAAGACGGAACTAAAACAAACCGCCCTATTGATGGATATAACCACGCTATTGATGCGTTAAGATATCACGAAATGGAAACCTTAGGATTAAGGAAAAACGCTGGTAATTACA